TTGTTATATAAGCACTTATAAACACCGAACGTGCTTGTCAACACATAAAAGCTCGCATCTCTTAGTGTCGTAGCACCAGAATATGCAGGGGTATCGGTAGAGTATTCGCCATCGTATTGATCATAAATTGTGTTAAGCGTCCAGTTTCTTCTTGGAACAACAAAGGAAACATCTTTTATATTAATCTTTTTTACTAAGACAATCTCCTCCCTCACCCCGCGCTCGTATTCATACGTATCAGCAGGCGTTTCAGGTAGTGCCTCATTCTGCCATCCCAGATTCTTACCAATAAAGTAATAGTAATTCGATCTCTTTGAAAGAATTTCCCCGTATAATGCCTCGCATATACTAAGATGAATATTATTTTTCAGTAAAAACGACATTTTAAGCTACTGTTACGTTCCATGTAATACCGATAGTGTCACCAGGTGCCTTATTAATACCTGTAGTGCTAAAGCTTGTTCGACACAGCATATTACCTCCAGAAGCAGAATTGAAAATACCTGCCTCCCGTAGTGTACCCGTCGCCGTACCCGCAATAAAAGTCGCAGCGTAGGTAATTGTATTCGCTGTTCTTACAGAGGTTGAAAGTGAGGCTCTACCTATTTCCGCTACTAGTGTTGTCTGTGATGTAGTAACAGCTACGTTGGAATTACCAAGTGCCATATGACTGAATACAGGTATCGTATTACCGATAAGACGAGCAGCAATGACGTCCTTACCAACAGCGGTAACCATATTCTTAAAATTCTGAACTTCTACTAGGACGTTATTGCTGTTATAGCGCTTGACCTGGAGCGAGCCAACAACGTTAACATTATCTCGCAATAGCATTTGAAACTTTCTTTTACAACTATATTATTTATGGTGATAAACGATCAGTAAGCAGCTGTAGCCGACTGATGGGTAACCATAACGCTTGATTTAATATCGGAAGTTGTAGATATTATTCTGTTATTAAACATGCTCATACCAGCCGGATGGGCCAAGGCTTTAACTATGTTATAGAATTTAGTAATATCCAAATCGGTTTGTAGCTGGTAGGCATAAGGCTGATACAATTGATCATCCTGTAAGCGAACGTCCGGTTCTGATAAAAATCCTTTATTGGATAAAAATTGACCGGGGTATCTGCCTACTGCACCCATTAAAAATTCGATCGAAGCTACACTCGGGTCCCCGCTTGCAGATACAGTAGTCGAGCCCCCAGGGGTATACCCGTCAATATTTTGCGAAAATAGTAATTCTCCGTTATAATCTATCTCAACATAATCTGTCAAAAAGTAACGATCGGGTTCTGTACCTGTATACTGCAGGAGTACCTGAACGCTCTCATTAAAGCCGTTTGTAGTAGTTGTGGTTGTGAGAGCTCTACCGGCTATTGTTAAGTCGTTAAAGATGTCAACAGTAATACTCTCTTTTGGAAAGTTGTAACCGTAACTAATAAATTTTAGTTTCGTTATACCCCCTGTACCGCTCACACCGGTAATCTGTACAACAGTACCTACCGCACCGGATAAGTTAATAACGATGATTTGACCTAATCTGAACCCCGACCCCCCGTACACTATACGATAATCCACAGGGGTAGGCTCTACATACCCCTTAAACATCTCTACGTTATCATCCAAGACATATACAATGTCATCGACACTATAACTAGGTATTATTCTTGCTTTAATAAACACCTCATAAAGATCTGAAGAAAGAACCTTTATACGTGTGATTGAAGCAGAATAAGTTATACTATTCTTTACAAGGAGTAAATTTCGATTTAATACACCTGAAATACTACCGTTTAATTTTCGAACTCTAATCGAGACTTGTTGATTCCATACACCATCAGAAGCACGTAGGACATTCTCATACGGATATCTAACTGATACCTCTGTATTATAAAGAACTCGAAACAGGGCTTTATACGATAGCTCACTTCCCTTAGCAGTATAAAGATCCTTTAGACGCTTAATAAGAATCTGTTTATTTGCTAGAACATCGGTAGGAATTAACGAGCCATAATTTGCTAGAAAATATTGTATAAAGGAAGAGGAAGTTCGATCAATATCGGCATATAATCTAGCATTTTGAATGATCTCGTGAGCAGACTGATCTTGCTCTAAAAATCTGTAGTATGCTTCTAAAAAAGAAACAAATATGCTATGCTCAGAGCTTACAAATTCTGGTAGCTGCTGATTAACGAGGGTAGAGATTCTCTCAGTTATTCTTGACATTATCTTACTACTGAAGAAACCGATATAGTTACACCATTCATGCGATTGGATGCTGTATCAACAGTACTCGTATCTAGCTCAAGAACTTGATTTCTTGTCGTGCTAATGTTATAGTATTCTTCTTGTAAGTTAGCGGTTAGCTGAATATTTGTTTGACCAGCCGTATACCCGGTTGGTGTTAAGGATGTAATTTGAACTAATCCCGTACCATAATTAACCGTACCTACATTTCTAATAAAAGCACCGGAAGTGTAAGAATACATCCCTAACGTACCTGTACCATTGTAATTTGGTGGGTTATTATCAGCCCGATCTTGTAAATATACTAATGTTTCAAGATTATTTACAACGGTATAAAATGCCGTAGATTGAACTTGGTTAGGATGTAGTTTATTATAGAAACGTAGACTGCCCGTACTGGTGTATACGTTTTCTTGGTTTAGAACCGGTTCAAACCGTTTTTGTATTCCTAACTCAAAACCGATGCTTTCTATTGCAGGGTTAAGATCCATCAGATATCTTGTCAGCTGAGATGCGTAGAATATCTTGTTAAATGTGTTAAGATTAACGTTGAAATAAGTTACCAACCCTTCATATACCAGAGCTTCAACAGACGCAGGTGTTAACGTAGTAGCATTTGAGTTGTATATTACATTCAGATTAAACTTAGCGTACAAATATTCAGGGTCAATAAAGACGGGTAATACAGCTACGTTTCTCCTTGAACTTAGTAAAGTATTGGTAATATAGTTCTTAGTTGACTCACTAATTGTGAATCCTGAATAAGGCTTTAGAGAAATAAGTACTCTACCGTAATACGGTGGGTCATTATCTTCACCACCCCATACGAATACAGATTCAGCCTCGGTTACCTCGGCCTTGATTAACGCCTCGTAGTCGGAAGCAGTTATTGTTCGATTTTTTGCAGCATTGATCTTCGGGGCGTTGAATTTGATTTCTGTAATTGTTTCTTGATCTGCAGCCCCTGTAGAGTTAGAATTCACACTAACTGTTGTAGTGGTAGAACCTGCAATAGTTTCCGTTGTCTGAAAACTTTGACTAATCAAGTTAGATACGTTTGCGGCCTTACCAGACGAAACAATATACTGTACAGTAACTATATTACCAATTGTAAGTTTCTTACCAATAACATCGTCACCGAAGTAGATCTCATACTTATCTAACGGATTCTGATCGAGATAGTAAATTTTTGATGTTGGTAGCAGCCCGGTAATATCTGTAGCTAAAGTATAAACTTCAGATGTTAGGTTAGTCGATGAATTACGAACAGATACTAATAGAGTTGTTGTGTCGATGTTGGTATCAGGTATCTGAAATTTTTCCTGACCGCTACCTACAACAAATTGAACACTTCTCAGCGCACCTTCTTTTATCGATACGTTTGAGAACGTATACGACGTACCGTTTCTAATTGCAGTGTATTCATCAACGTTTAAGAATGTAAAAACTGAATTGTTTATACTTGTTGTAAAAGGTGTAAATCTCGGTAGTGTAATTGAATAAGGTAACCCGGTTGGATTTGTTACGGTAACATCAATATCTGCCACCGCGCTTCTTGTTGAGCGAGGTGTATACCCTAGATGCTTGGCAATCGATACTGCGGAAGATCTCTTTACCGCAGAATCGAGAAACATCTCGTTCATTAACATATTACCGAGATATGCGTTGTAGTGAGTGTTATACGCAAGAATATCTAGCAGTACAGATAAACTAGATCCTTCAAAATCATAATCGGTAAATTCCGCCTGACCTTGTAAGAACGTCTTTAAATTCGACTTGATATCATCGAAATCTAATTCGGCAATCCTTAGATTCATTATCGTACTCTTGAAATTACAGTATTAAACGTTACAGGTCTATCGGTATTAACTATCTTAAATACAATATCCACACTCAAACTATTTTCATCCGGGGTTAATTTTACTCTAACATCTACCACCGTAACTCTTGGCTCGAACTTTTCTATTGTTTGATAAATCGTCTTCTTCATTACTTCAGTAGTAATAGGATTGACGTTTTCAAACAACAAGCTAAAAATTTGACAGCCAATTTCCGGATGAAATGGTCTTTCGTAGTTCTTTGTAGATATTAAATTTCTTAGGGATGCCTTAATTGCCTCCTCATCTGACTTTTTTACCAGATCAGCTGTTGAGGGGTGGATATTAAAGGCTAAGCTAAAATCCGTAAATTGTCGGGTATTTCGTGACATTTATTATTTATCGGTATTACGCTAACTGAGCAAGCCCGGTTGTATGTACTTTATTGTTCCAGAACGTAAGTACCTGGGAGCGATCTTTAACCCCGGTGTATGAAATGTGTATCCATGGGTTATTGGTGTACGCGCTATATTCCAGTAATAGCTGGTCGTATTTGAGTACTTTAGCAAGTCTTTTAGCAATTTCAAAATACTCCTGCTTACTTACCCCTTTGAACTGTACATCAACCGCCAAGCCTAATGGGTGTTGAGATGTTTTGGAAGACTTGCTTCGTTTTCTATAGCCTGACGTTACAAAGGCATTCGGGAACAGATTGTATAATGGTTCTAGAACATTTAAGGCTACCTGCTGTAGATTAAACACAATTTGACCATACGGGAGCTCATCACTTTCGATTTCGTCTTTTGTTACCGCAGCTTTACTAGAAAGCATCTCGATAGTAAAATTAGGTGAAAGTTTGAAGTTACCGGGTAATGAAGTTGCTTTTTTAAGATCTTCCGAACCTGGAACGTCTATGGTCTGTGCAGATGTGATGTCGATTTTTTGCTGTTCCACCGGAGTTCTATCTAAATCCTGTGTACTTGCTATTCCATCGATGACGAGCTTATCTCGGTGTTGTTTTTGTTCGAAAGCAATCTGCTTACCCTCTTCGTTATCAAGTGTGTAATTATCCGCTAAAACAAGCGTAGATGGATCATAAGCTGTTATGTATACGATGTCTTTACGACCTGATAGAACACCTGCGCGAGAAATATTTGCAATAGTGCTGTCTTTTGAACGTAATGCATCTTGAGAGGTACCCGAATTCAACTGGACTAATTCCCCATCTACATTAAACGTACCGGCTGCTTTTACGTGATATTCACCATCAGTGTAATTATATGCGCTACCTATTACATAGGTGTTAAGATCTTTGCCGATTTCGGTGTAGTGGTTTCTTGTGGTCTTGGTAAAGTTGTCAACCGATTGCGTGGTAATCTCGGCATTACTTAAAACCGAGATTGCATTCGAGGAATGCATTTTCAACGCTGTATTCGCCATCAAACTCATTTCGTTATAGGCTTGAATATTAATATTTGCCGAAGTAATATTGATGTTGTC